GGTTATGATTATAAAACAGCGGGTAAATATACATATGATACGTGGACTGTTAATTATAAGGTTGATGAGAAGGCAGATATAAGACGATGGTTTATTAGTTGGCAAACATTAATACATGACCCAACAACAAATATATTTGCATCACCATCTGATTATATGATAGACCAGCAAGTTGAATTACTTGGTAGTGATGGCGAACCAATATCAAAATATAAACTTATAGGTGCATGGCCATCAGCGGTGGGTGAGGTTACTTTGGATTATACATCAACAGACCTTGCAATGTTTGATGTCACATATACATATCAGTATCATGTAATGGATGGCATAAAATATGGTAATCCAATACCGTTTGCCGGATAAGAGTAGTAATTAATTTAGTAATATAGACCCTCTATGATTTAGTTTATAGAGGGTTTTTGTTGTATGGATTAATACAATATGTTGTACATTATGTTCTAATATTGTATGACAAATAATGAAATAAAAACCCCAATTAAATTAATAATTGGGGTTTATTTTTATGCTATCTTACCGATGTTTAGTCAGGCAGGTTATTAACAAGAATATACTGATAATAATTCTTAGCACCAAATATATTCGAGTGAATTGCATATCTGGACATCAATCCAACCGTTGGCTGTAATGAATCCTCAAATGTGCCTTTTGCTACCATTAACTGAACATATGGTAGATATATGATACCTGCATCATATTCGGATGGTCCTTTATAACCAATTGTACAATAATCGCCATCAGAGTGTGATGTAAATGTATCTCTATATACCGCAAGTCTACCATCAAGTGAACCAACTTTCGCAACACCTGTTACTGCTGTGTTTATATCACTTGCGACTGGTTGTACAACAAACGAACTCAAACATTCAAGAGCCGCACATACATAAGGTGATGAAATAAGGAAATTACCAGGTCCTCTACGTGTTGATACAGCAATTTGATTTGCTTTTCTGATAATTTTATTATACAATGTTCTGTATTTTTCTGTCTCCCACCTACCGTCCGCTGATGCGCTTGATGCAAAGTCCCATGAACTTGAAGAACCTGATCCAGTTGTTGCTGTGGTATTAATTGTATCGATTATCTCTCTATCAATTTCAGCTGTAATTTCATATGCCAAAATATCAAGCATTTCTTCCTCAAGGTCAAGACCGTGCATTGCTTTAAGGTCTTGTGCTACCTCAATTGACCATCTACTTCTTAACTTTCTGGTTTTTGCTTCAACCTGTGCTTTTTCAACAGTCATATTAACTTCCTTGACTGCCGTACCTGCGCCGATTCCTAATCCAACATCACCAGTTACATTGGAGCCCAGACCTTCACCCGCGGATGTTACAACACTTCCTGAATACGACGTATCAATATTATTGTATCCAAGTTCCGCATTTGATACACTATCATATGTACCGCTTGCTTTGTATCTAAGTGCAAATGCAAGTCCAACAGGACCTGTAAGTGGCTGTACACCAACAACATCATGGGCAATAAGTTCAGGGAATGTACGTCTAATCATAGGTATAGCTAACTGATGAAAATATCCAGAATCGCTATATCCAGTACCAACTAATGTACCTTGCGTGCTTGATGCCTCTTGCATATAATTAAACTGATTTTCCAACATTTAAGCTGTTGATGTTTTTACTTTCTTTCTTTTAATATTACCGCCTTCTGATAAAATTTCATCCCATTTTACCACAAGTTCTTGTAATTCGGTTTTTGTACTCATTTAATTTGTTTCCTCCTGTATTAAATTTTGTTTTCTGTGAGTATTTGTTTCCAACGTTTCATTGAATCACCGAAGGGACTTTCATCTACTTTCTTTTTATTGACATCATCCACATCATCAATAATTGTTTTCCCTGTTCCTTCGTCAACATCCTTTGCTACTTTCATTGCTGCACTACATTTAGGACATTCATACTCACCTTTACTATCTTTTTCTACTTCTTCACCACATTCAGGGCATACATATTTGATTTTCTTTTCGTCTTTATCATCTTGTTCACCAAGAATACTTTCTAAAACGATATCATATTTCTTATCAATTTCAGATTTAGTTGTAATATCGCCAAGAATACCAATTACTTTTTTCTTATCAGATTCTTTAAGACCTTCACATTTCCGAATCAGATAAAGATTTGATGCCATTGATTTAGCATCTTCTTTCAATGTAAGGTTATCACTTGTAAGTTTATTAACATCCGTTCTTAAACCTGATATTTCGTCCCTAGCTTCTTTCAATAAATCCTTAACTTCATCATCAAGAACATTTTCATCAAGAGCAAGTTTTACCTTAAATTGTTCAATTAATTCATCATAAAGTTCTCCCTTTCTTGCGTATTCCATAACTCTTTCAGGAATTAAAAGTTCTTCGTCAATCACAGAATCAACAAAGTTTGAAAATTTTGATGTCATATCTTTCTTATAATCTTCAAATTTTCCTTCATATTCCTCGGTAAGTTTGTCACTTTCCTCTTTAAGTATGGCATCCGCCCGTTCACGGGATTTAACATCTATGATGTTTTCCAACTTTTCCTTGATGTCAGTTTGCTGTGATTCATCAAGACTTTCTATCCCTAAAATTTTTAAAATTTCATCGAACATTAGCATTAAACCTCCTATTATATATTACTTATATTTATAAACTTTTTTCAATTGTTTCAAGAACTTGCCAAATTCGTTTGGTGTATTGCTTTTTCGCATCATCTAATGTTATTTGTTGTTTTATGTCCGGCATATCAAATGATGTACCTTCATAAACACCTTTTACCCATGATGGATGATTGCTTGGGTCTGTAACAAGGTCCCATGTGATTAGATTAAAATCTTCATTAACATAGTTATTTTTCTCTGATACAGTACCGAGTCCTCTACTTGATATACCTAATGTGCCTGATTCCATCAAGGTACGTGCTATATTACCCATTGGTGTATTCAATACCTTTGCTTTTCCAACAACATCATTATTATCCCATGCTAAGTCCTCAATCATGATGGCTATTTTATCGGGATTAATGTCTGGATTTGCAGGATGACCAAGTTCGCCCCACAGGCTTTTATTGCTAACTTTGCTATTAATTTTTGTTATTTCACGTTCTAAAATATTTCTTGGGTATTTTCTGCCATTAATATTCATTAATTCGGCAGAACTAAACACACCAACAACATGCAAATCATCACCATTTCTATCAATTTTTACATTGTTAGATACTTCTGTTATTAATTTACGTTTAGTATTCATGGTTACTCCTATAATTAATCATCTGTATCTGTATCTGGTTCAACCGGATTGATGTCATTTTTTAATCCAAGTTTGTCTTTCAAAAATACATCTCTTGCTGTTTTTATTTCACCAGATAATGCATCCTTTGATGCCATAAAATCCTCTTCTTCAAATGAATCTATTGCTGTTTTAATTTTTTCTGTATCCATTTTTGTACCTCCACATTACATAGTTATTACTTGTATTTATAAAAATAAAAAGGGCAATGAAAATAATCTCATTACCCTTTGGCTATAACTATTTTGTGACATATTATATGTTAGTAATTTTCCTCCTCTTTAGGAAATAATTCTTTATCTTTTTTAAATCCTTCTGCATTTGCTTTTATTTCATCATCTGTTAATTGTAAATATTTACTCATAAGAAAATATTTTGAAAAGTTTTCATCTGATGATAGGTTATTATAATTACTAAATTTTTGTTCTAAAAACGCTTGTTCCATCTGGTCCTTATAATGTGATGGTGGGTTCATAAATATTTTAAATTTATTACGATTTAATTCATATTGTTTTTTAAGGCCTTTGAATTCGAGATGTAGTAAAAATAACTCTTCAAATTCATTACATAATTTTGCTTGTTGTTTTTCAAGAAAGATTGCCCATTTCATTTCATCTCTGGATATTTCACCGGCCTTACTACCACCGAATATATTATCACTATCTTGTCTTTCTTGTGTTGCATTGATTCTTGATATAGGGTATTTCAGGGCTCTATATAATTTTCTTGCGAAATAATAAATATCATCTAATTCAGTAAAGCCTTTAGAATCACCACCAACAGATTCTATA